ACCGCGTTTGCGTCGCCGACATCTTCACGAACCGCGGACGGAAGCCGGTATTTTTCAACATGTCCTGGGCTGACGCCCAAAAATCCCAAGTCTATCTTGAAGCACCGATGTTGCCGTTCTGACCACGATTAGGAGGGCTCACAACCTGAGCGACTATCTTGGATGATTGTCTTGGCCCATCATCCACATGGTCGCCCGGCCCACGTGATCAATGGGGCCTATTTCTAGCAAAGCCGCTCCAGCACTTGCTACCATCGGCGCATGGGTTTACCGCGCGGGCGTAACGGATTATCTCCTTTTGCAACAGGCCAAGGTCGCCGGGAAAACACGCGCTCGATGCGCGCTTCCCTGCCGCCGGCACCCATCACCACGGGATTGACCATGGGACTTTCAGCGATCCAGGCCAGATACTGCGTCAACGCATCGACCTGATCGTTGTGCTTGGCAAACGGGAACCGCATCAGTTCGCTTTCGAACTCGACAGTCCAGGGCTGATTCTTTTTGATCAGGACCCGATGTTGAGCGAACATATGGAGCTGACTTTCAAGCCGCTCCTCTTTACCACGCCCGCCGGTCGGCCGCAGTTCAACCTGATGGCCGCGTTCGGACAGCATGCTCGCAAGGCCGGTCCCAGAACTAGCGTCTTCGATCAGGATTTTTGACGGTTTATAGGCTGTGATCAGGCCGAGAGCAGCGTCACGCATCTCAACCGGTTCAAGACGTGCGCGCAATACGTCGATGACGTAGTGGCGCCGGGTGTCGCGAGCGATCACCAGGCAGACAGTATAGCTATTGCCAGAACCTGTCTTGACCGCCGTATCCCAACTGAGGGTGATCTGCCGTGCGTCCGGCGGCAAGTCATCAAAATGCTTGATCTGGCCTGGTCGGATCAATTCTCCCACGGCCGCTGACGGGTTCTGCTGATACTGAGCGGCGAAGATCGATTCACCAACCTCTTCCCGCTTCCGATTGATGATTGCTTCCGGCCACCGATTGACCAGCAGCGGTTCACTGGCCTTTCGGTGCCAGGTTGAATTACCGAGGGCATAGGACGCCGCTTCCTCAGCCACCAGGGGCAGACAGACGTGCTTCCAGCCGCCATTCTGCAGCAGATTACCGGACAGGTCGTCCTCATGCATGCGTTGACCAACCACGATCATGACCCCATTGATCTGATCGTCGAGACGTGACGCGATCATGTTGTCGAAGTTCTCGTTGACGTTTGTCCGCTCTTTTTCCGATTTGACGTGGTGGGCCGAGATGGGATCATCGATGATGATGACGTCGAAGCCGCGGCCGGTGATGCCGGTCTCAAACGAAGCGGCATAGCGGCCACCGCCGTCCGTCGTGACGAAGTCCATGGCTTTGCGACCATTGTCGCGCAGTCGTACGCCTGGAAAAGCACGCTGGTAAAATTCCGAGCTGATCAACTGCAGCGTTTTCGACGCCAGATCTGAAGCCAAGGCCTGACTGTGCGAGATCACGGCGATGCGCTGTTTCGGATCGCGACCTAGAAGCCAGGCGACGAACACGATTGACGTCAGAACGGACTTCAGGTGGCGCGGCGGCAGGTTGATGATGAGACGCGTTTCCCGGCCCTCGACTACGCCGGTCAGTTCGCTGATCAGGTATTCCAGATAGGGCGCGACTTCGAGGCCCCACCGATTGTCCACAACAGGAAATGCGCCCTCGAGAAACGCCTGAAGGTCGGTCTTCATGACCGCGCGGTAGATTTGAAGATCGGAAGGCATGGTTATTTACTCTAAGAAGTGAGTGGCCGGTGCGGATCGGCACCGGCCGAAATGATCCACATCTCCTATTCGGCCAGACGCCGCGCGAGAAAGCGCTCGAGGATCGCTTGGTCATCGGCTGTCAACGCCGGCACCCGCTCTGCCACAGCTTCAGGCTCGAATAGCTTGCCGACCAGCGTCAAGACAACGTTGGCAGCGCGGGCGTCACCCTTCAGTGCTTTGGCGACAAGCGCCTTCAGCATGGCGCGCTGCTTGGAGACCTTGAGGCTGCGCTCGCCTTCCCGAATCCGGATCTTTTCAGAAAGCTCGCTGCGCAGATCCGTCTTCAGATTGACGCTGCCCTTAGGGCGCCCGTTCAGATTACCAGATTGCCCCGGCTTGAAGCGGGTTTTGGCCGGCGGCTTGCGGTAGCCGACCTTCTCTTCCTCCTGCTCAGACATCGCCCGCCTCCGTCGTGTCGGTGCCCGTAGCGGCGGCGTACAGATTCGCACCGACCACGCTGCCGATGGCAGGCTGCTCAGCCGACGCCTCTACAACCGCACCATCTGTCGATGCCGGATCCGCGGTAGCCGCCGAGACAATGCGCTCATAGATCGCATCAAACGTCTCGCCACTAGCGGCGTGAACAGCGTCCTTACCGGTACGCTTTTGCCAGCGGCGGATTGCGGCATCGACATAGCCTGGATCGAGCTCAACGCCGACGCAGACGCGACCGGTTTCTTCCGCCGCGATCAAGGTCGACCCCGATCCCAGAAAGACATCGAGAACGACGTCGCCACGACGGGTCACGTCGCGCAGGGCGTCGGCGATCATCGCGACCGGCTTGACAGTCGGATGAACAGCCAAAAGGTTCATGCGATCCTTACCGAAGGCGTTGACGCCACGGTACTGCCAGACGTTCGAGCGGGTGCGGCCGCCCGCACCAAGACCAAAGTTGTTCTGATGCGGCCCCTCCCCATGCTTGAACACGTAGATCAGCTCGTGCTGGCTGCGGTAGAACGACCCCATGCCGGCGTTGCTTTTGACCCAGACGCAGAGGTTTTTCTGCTCCAGACCGTTCTGGGCGGCGGCTTCGCAAAGCTCACCGCCATGGCGCCAGTCCATAGCGATAAATGCGATAGCGCCATCGACAACGACCGATTTGAATGCAGCCACGGTCGCGCTCAGGAAGGCGACGAATTGCTCGCGCGACATCTCGCCGACGCCCATGGCGAACTCGCGATGACGCGTCTTGCCGAGGCCCGATACAAAGCCGTCGATCTTCACGTTGTAAGGCGGGTCGGTGAACACACAGGCGGCTGTTTTGGTGCCTACAAGGTCACGGATAAAAGCTGCGTCGCGAGCATCGCCACAACCGATCAGGTGCTCACCGAGGCGGAAAACATCGCCAGGCTTTGCAGCCGACGGTCCAGCCGCCGGCGCAAGTTCATCGAGCGCTTCTTCCTCAATGGTGTTGGCGGTCGGCGTATCGATCGACAAAGCCATGTCGATCTCCACCGTTTCGAACCCGCTCAGGTCGAGATCGAAGCCCACGCTGATTAGGTATTCGAACTCGCCGCGCAGCTTTGCGTCGTCCCAGACAGCTTCCTGGGCGACCCGGTTGAGGGCCAAACGGAGGGCGCGCACTTCCGCCTCGGAACGGTTCTCCAGCTGCACCACGGCGATTTCGTCATGGCCAAGGTCGACAAGCGCGTCGAACACGGCATGACCATCGATCAGCGTGCCTGTCGCCGCGTCCAGCGGAAGCGGCACAACTTGGCCAAACTGCCGCAGGATGGCTTTCAGCTTACGACGCTGCGCGGCGCTATGCTGACGCGCAGCGTGGGGCGACGGCTTGATAGCCGTCGCGTTGAGATAAACAATCTCAAGTGAGTTCTTGTTGCTCATACCGCACCCCTTAAATTTTAAGCGGGGTGTGGTCATCTGCGTCCGAAGCCACAGAAGACGAACCGCGGTCCGGCAGCTCACCGATACCGGTAATCATGACCGGCAACAGTTCGCGCACAAGTTCCTCAACATCCAGCTCCGCGCTCCGGTCGAGGGATGCCAACAAAGATGCCAGCGCCGCATTGAAGCCTTCCGCTTGGCGATTGATGACCTCAGCGCAAACAAGCAGGCGGCCGACAGCACGAACAACTGCACGAGACGTTTCCGTGACCTGAAATACCTTCACGAAATCGTAACGCGCGGCCTTCAGCGCAAGATACGAAACCGTGTCGGAAAGAAGCTGATAGTCTGGACCGATGATCAGCGGGCGCGGCTGACCATATTTGCGGATCACTTGCATCGCCCCACGCAGCGCCGCGACGTTCTTGCGACGCAACCGCGAAGGGGAGACTTGAATGCGGGAAAAAGGGACGATCTTCGTATTCAATTTTTGAAGCATAATGGGGCTCCGGATAACGGGGAGCACCGGCAAACGACGCGCATACAGCACAAATGCACGTTCTGGTAGTTATTCGCCTGTGCTGCCCAAGATGATGAGCTGCACTAGGGGAAAAATATTAGGTCCGTAACAGATAGGCCCTGCTCCCCGAGCGTTTGCTAAGTCGGGTACAGTGGAACAGGATGGGCTGTTGGGGGAGCAGAACCAGCGGAGTGAAAGCCTGATCCAACGGCTTCCAGCAAAAACCGCCCTATCACACCGGGCACCCGGCCAAGCCAGATATCCAGCCTTCAATCTGCTTAAAGATAGGCGGCCGCTCAGGCCGCTTCCGTTGGTTCCGATTCAAATCAGAACGACGAGGAAGGTTCCCGCGTTGCTTCCTTATATAGAGTCTAAGCGCAGATTTATCGATAGTTCACTGACAAACAGATGTCCTCAGGCCACCTCTAGTTCCAAGCGCGCTTCTTTCTTGGTTTTGGCTTCCGACACCTTAATGCGAACTTTCTCACCTAAAGCGTTCAAATAGGAAAACAGCCGGTCATAGGTATATCCGCTGAACTGCCCTCTCAGGAGCTTTGAGACATCAGGCTGTGCCAGACCAAGACGAGTGGCCGCCTGGGCCTGTGTCAGGCCCTTGGCTCGAATAATATCCCCGATAGCGATCACAAGATCCGCCTTGACCGAATGAGCCTCAGCGTTCGGCAGCCCAATATCAGCAAATACGTTACCGATGCTTTTTACGACCTTTGCTCTTCTTTTCGTCGTCTTCTTTTTTTCTACTAGCATAAGCCTGCTCCGCCATTTTTAGACGCTGCTGGATTTTCTTGATCTCGAATTCTGGCGTCTTGATGCCGCTCTTCGACTTCTTCTGAAACGCGTGAAGAACGTAGATCACGCCTTTCATCTTAACGGTATAGACACCTCGGTAGGTGTTGCCATCGAAGTCTTCAACGATTTCCAGAACACCTGCTCCGCCGAAACCCTTCAGCGGCTTTGCATCGATGTGCTTGCCGCCCTTCTGGGCAGTACGCAACGCAAAACCCATGGCCTCCTTTACCTTCCTTGGGAAGGCAGACAGGTCCTCCTTGGAGGATCCAACCCATTCGACCGGAGTATCGCCGTCACTCATTTGAATATAGTTTTTATACTATAATTGATCAAAGTCAACCGGGCATGACGCCCTGGCACAACTCGCAGGGTCGCAATCATGTCGAAGCCTGCGTGCGCCGTATTCTCCTGACATTGCAGATCCCTCAGCATCACAAGATGCTCCGCGTCCGGCCAATAAAGCCACAAGATTGCTCACAATCCGCTCGACTTCGGCGGCGAACGGAGCGTGTGTGGTGGCACGCAACAAGGAGAACCCTGATGACCGATGCCGCCGCAAATAACGTGGTTGCCACACTCGTAACGGAAGTCCGCGGCAAGCTGGAAGAAGCGTTAAGTATCGCGAAAGCTGCCGAGAGCTGCGCTCGCGATGGCAGCGTGGATCGCGCGGTGCAAATCCTGATGGATTTCGAAGGCTTGGTGCATGAGGCACGGGATCTGTTCAAGGCAGCGCTGACGATCAAGCGCAACCTGTTTGCTGAGACCGCATAATTAGCATCCTTCCCTAACTGGGAGACCTCCCCCGCCCTCGCATTGCGACCGGCGGGTCGGGTCAGTGGCAACACCCGATGTTGCCGTTGCCCCACAGGAGATCCCATGAACATCCGCACCAAAGTCGCTGCCGGCGAAGCAAGTGCAGCGCGCAAGCCCACCGCCAAGGCACGACAACCATCGAAAGTGGTAAAAACAACTCGTTTAGCCAAAGCAGCGCGCTCCCGTGTTCGAGGCGTCGCTGAACAGTCCACCGCACGCTCCGTCGAAACTGCCTCTCAGTCGAAGTCAGCCAAAGGACCTTCTCTCCACCCCGCAGTGGCAAAGCCCGCACGCGACTCTTCAAAGCAAGCCACTGTGCTCACTATGCTGCGCCAGCCAAAAGGCACCACCATTGCCGCCATCATGAAGGCGACCGACTGGCAGCAACACTCGGTACGTGGCTTCTTCGCCGGGGTCGTCCGCAAACGACTGGGTCTGAATCTGGTGTCAGACAAATCCGGCAGCGAACGATCGTACCGGATCGCCGACGGCAGGCCATCCCAGAAGATATGAGCGACATATCCAGGAAGGGTGAAGCGGAACTTGAGGCAGAGATCGAACAGATCCGATCTCTGCCGGTCGATCAGCTTCGGGTGCTGTGGCGGCAGACATTCAAATCGCCGCCGCCGTCTGCATTCGCCAAGGACATGTTGGGACGGATGATCTGCTACCATGTGCAAGAGAAGGCGCTCGGCGGCTTAAGCCGGGCGTCGCAGCGAGTTTTGAACGACATCGGACGGGGTAAATCCGCGGTCGAAACAGCGCAACGACGCTTGAAACCTGGCACCGTTCTGGTTCGAGAATACCAAGGCGAGCGGCATTCAGTGGTCGTGTCACCGGACGGATTCGTCTGGAGGGACGAAACCTATGCCAGTCTCTCGATCATCGCGCGTCTGATTACCGGCACCAATTGGAATGGCCCAAAATTCTTTGGTCTGAGGTTGAGCATCGACAAATCAGACAACACAGAAACGGTCGCGCTTAGCCGCCCTCGTCGCGGCAAAAGGAGCGCACTATGACGCCTCAATCGCAAAAACGGCAGCGCTGTGCGATCTACACCCGCAAATCCACCGAACATAACCTCGACCTTGAGTTCAACTCACTCGATGCGCAGCGGGAAGCCTGCGAGGCCTATATCAAGAGCCAGGCTCATGAGGGCTGGCGGCTCGTTCCCGATCATTTTGACGATGGCGGGCTCTCGGGCGCATCCCTCAACCGGCCGTCGCTGCAACGATTGCTCGACGACGTGCGGGACGGCAAGATCGACATCATCCTGGTCTATAAGGTCGATCGATTGACGCGCTCGCTTGCCGACTTCGCCAAGCTGGTCGAACTGTTCGATCAGCACGGTGTGTCCTTTGTCTCGATCACCCAGTCGTTCAACACCACAAGCAGCATGGGCCGCCTGACCCTTAATGTGCTGCTATCGTTTGCCCAGTTCGAACGAGAGGTCATTGGCGAACGGGTTCGAGACAAGATCGCGGCATCCAAACGAAAGGGCCTGTGGGTCGGGGGGCCTGTCCCGCTCGGCTATGCCACCGAGGACAAGAAGCTTGTTGTCGTTCCGGCGGAGGCGAAAATCGTACGCCTGATTTTTGCATTGTATCTTGAAGCCGATTCAATCGCGTCTCTTGCTGAAGTCCTCGGACACAAGGGAATCCGGACAAAAATCAGATCCCTTTCGAATGGAGAAAGCCGGGGTGGAGGTCCATTCGGCGTCGGCGCCCTCGCCCATTTGCTGCGTAATCGATTCTACATCGGCGAGATCGACTACCGCGGCGAGATCCACGCCGGAGAGCACGAAGCCATTCTGGATCGCAAGCTTTTCGACAAAGTTCAGGAAAAGCTGACGAAGAACACGGTCGATCGCGCAATGCGCCTCAAAGGTTCACCCGCGCTCCTGATGGGGCGTATCTTTGATGACATCGGCAATCGCATGACGCCGAGCCATTCAAACAAACGCGGCGTGCGATACCGGTATTAT